TATACTGAACACTAAACAAATTTATAAGACGTTTAATTGCTGGTGGGTGATTGCTATCATAAATTAAATTTTCATTAGCTACCAATCTACTCATTCCATCTAATGCATCTATTTCACAAACATCTACATCTGAAGTATTCTGTACAAAGTTAATAATACTCTCGTACAACGTTTTACCTAATGAACTTTCATTACTACTAATTCCTCCAAATATTGAACCAATAAAATCTGTAAAGAACACTTCATCATCTAATAAAAATTCTTGGAAACGAAGATCCTTTATCATTTGTTCAAAATCAAAATCTTCATTTATTTTATACAAGGAATAATAGTCTTTAGGATACAATTGAAAGCTAGCCCCTCCGCTAAGATCGTATTCAGTAGAAGACCGAGTATCTAAATAAAAATTTCTAGCACTTAAAGTAACATTCATTACTATAGCACTTGTAGTTGAATAAAAGCTATCATCAAAATATAAATATCCTCTATACCAAAAATCAGTACCTATAGATGAAAGAGTATCATTTAACGTGCTTATGCGATAATAAGTAGTATCAATATCACCTTTACCTACGCCTATACTCAACGGTAGTAAGAAAGACCCATTATTAATTAAAACTATTTCAGGGTCACCAGCAGAAAGAGACTTCATAGTAAATTGATTGAAGTTTTTCGGCTTTAAAATAAACGGTATGTATGTGTTTTTATATTGAACAGGACTTAATTCAAACGAATTAACTTCTTCTCCTTCATTATCTAAGCCATTAGAAGTAATTGATATATGATCTGGAGATTGAAGTGAAGCATTACCTACATGTGAGGACATACTTACAGTTAAGTTATTAAGATAGTCGTTATTAGAATAGCCCTTTTTGCCTCTAGAATATATATTTTTTCTATCTTTATAAAAGTTTAAATAGACAGGTTCAGTTCCACCAGCTTCGGAAATATCTTGTTGTTCAGTTTTAAAGTATACAACTTGAGTACCAGAAGTACCTGCTAAAACTGAAGAAGGTGAGTTAGTAGTAGATGATACCAATACATCACCACTTAACTTTACGTATAAATTTTCAGAAGAAAGCGAAATATTTTTAAGTTCAACATATTCAAAAGCTGTTAAATTGTGTATGAAGTCTCTTTTATAAAAAGAAAAATAATTTTGTAATTGTTTAAATTTGCTATCGTTTAAATTAAAGTAATTAGGGCAGTTAGTATTTGATACAGAAAAATATATACTTTGAAAATCTTGATAGAAAGGCGATTGCGAATTAATTGTAAGAGGAGTTGAATACTCTCCAGCAGAAAGTGTAAGATAGTAATCAGGATCTAAATCTAAACAAGTAACTGTGAATGTATTGGTAATGTAATCTTCAATTTGTATCTCTTTACTATCTGAAGCTAAAATTGCATTATTATTACAATCTCTTAAGATCATTCGCACAGTATATACTCCTGGGTAATCAAAGTTGTGACTACTGCTTAATATATTATTTCCATCTACAGTATAAATTGATGTAGCTTCTTCTATAGTACCATCACCATAATCGAATGTAACTTCTGTATTGTTAAGAGTAAGTGATTCGTCTCCAGTTTGAGTTGGAATGTTACCAAAAAATGTAAGCGGTGTTATAGGTAGATTATATGACGATAATACATGCTCGCCTCTATAATCGACTGCGCTAATAGTAGCGTAATTTGTTCTTGCATTACTCATCAATGACAGTTATGTTATCACCTATAGTTTGGGTATTAATTAAATAAGGGAATTTAAAATATGGTAAAGTTGTATCTTGATTTACTAAATCAATATCACTTTCCGGATATTGAGGGTTGTATGATAAAAACGACAACCCGTTAAATATAGTACCATTGCTTTCATTTTTTGTAAATATTCTTCTTACACCTTCTATAGATAATAGCTCTCCTGCTATATCAGATATTTTTATTTGTTGACCTAACTTATTATTTTCAGGTAAGAAGTACTTTCTCAAAATAGCTGTTGCTTTACTTGCTAATGTCGATTTACTTATCTTATTATTAATTTCTCTTACCAAGTATAAATTAGTATTATCAAGTATATCTAAAGTTAAATTTTCTGTATTACTTATACCTAATCCGAAAGCCATGTAGATTGGATCACGAGGCACTACATCATTAGATATCATTTTTCTATCTTGTGTAGTAGATATAATTAAGTTTTTAAATGAATTACTTAAGAATGGGGGATATGCTCCGTCATCGTTTAAAATAAATTTAGGTACAGCAAATACATTTACATTGTTAAAGTCACACGCATCGGCAAAATTTACCTGGTTTAAAAGCACTCTATTTACTTTATTAGGATCTACACAAATGTC